TTTCTCCATAATTTTTTCTATGAGACGCAAAGTGTTTTCCGGTGATTCTTTAGGTGCTTAGACTTGATTTGTGGCTTTCGATCCAAGGGTAGAAATGTATTCGTCAAGTTTTGACATTGGAATGAAGTTCATCGGGACAAATCTCTCATCTCCGCCCTCAAAATGATCCCAGCCTTCAAAATCAGCGATCATATTTCCAGTTAATTGCCCAATTCCCCACATAATTTGATAATACTTACCCCGCGCCTCTACGTTTCCGCGAAGTAGACCGTCTACGTTGTGCCGAAAAAACATTTGCTGCCGGTATTGTTCGTTCTCTGTTAATAACTGCATGTTATAATTTGATTCATATCTGATTATCATTGGCATAAGAGAATCAATAACATATGAAAGTTGCTCAGATTCTATATTGTTTAATGACGATTTCGTCATTTCTTTTAATTTGTGGACAGGAAGATTAAACCACCTTGCCATATCTGTGATGGAAAATTGGCGACTTTCCAAAAACTGTGAATCATTTGGATTAACACCGAGTTTTTCAAGTTTCATCCCCTCATCTAAAAGCATTAATTTATGAGATTGAGATAATCCGCTATATTTTGTTGTAAGTTCTTTTTTTAAATTATCGTGACCAGTTGGAGACAATTCTCCTGGATGTGAAACTATAACCCCAGGGTGAGTGCCATTTCCGAAAAAATTAGATCCAAATGTCTCAAGCGCCATCCCTAAACCGATAGACTTCTGGGCCATAGTAACAACTGAATATCCAACAAGACCATCAAACCCCAATCCGGGTATGTGTAATACTTTACTTCTCGGCAGAATAACCTTCTCGTTGTCAACGGATATTTCATACAATATCTCGCCGTCTTTCATAAACGGCTTTACTCTATTTGGCGCAATAGGCCAAAGTTCTTGAATATCACCCATTCCATCTCTAACAATCTCAGCATATGAATTACCCCACAGGAGAAGGTGTGCTATGCTTACCTCTCGACCTACGTGTGCTGTCATGTAAGGGTTAAATCGGTCATGTAAAACACGATAAAGTTTTTTTTCTTTAACGTGGAGGGTTTTCTTTTTGTTTTCTCTGAGTAAATGCAATGGAAGTGTAGCTATTGACGAATATAAAGTTACTGCGTTCCATACCGCTGAATACGTAAGCGCGATTTCCTCTGTTACGGTTTCCCCGGAAGGAGTTTGATTTCCTCTCAGGCTCCAAAGCGAGCGGTCCCAAGCCTTGGGGTCTGTTAACGAAAGGTTTTTAAATTTGCGAAAAAGTCCCATTAATCACCCTTGCCAATCCCGAAAAAGCCAACAAACATTAAAAGTGATCCACACACAGTGAAGGAAACCCACGGTATGTATAGATGCAGCCCATATCCGATCATTCCTACGCCCCCGAAAATAACGAAATCCCTAAAATCTATGGCTTCTATGACCAAAGAAAAAAGAGATCGAATGCTCAGTCCAATCCTACGAAAAATCTTCAAATAAATCACCTTTTGCAAAAGTTATAATAACCGTGACCTCTTTCACTGTAGGTTGCAACATAATTTTTCGTGATTTTATTAGATAGTTGAAGATATTATAAGATATTATATGAAATTGTATGAAATTTTTTAAACTATTCCTTGACTTTTATGGTTGATTGGTTGTACGGTGGGTTTAATTATTTGTTTGTACGGTTTATTAATCTTAATAAAAGGAGAGAAAGGAACCCATGAAAAAAGACCCTGAAAAAAATTTATGGTCAACGGTATTACTTAGAGCATTTCGTGATCTTGAATATAGAAAATACAATACAGACGCTGCGCAAACCCAATGGGACAACATTAGGCAAGATGCTATTAATTGGTTTAAAAACCCAAAATTAGGATTATATAATATTTGCTATGCCCTTGGGCGTGACGTGAAAAGGGCTCAGGAAAAAGCAAAAGAATTATATAAGATAAAAGGAGTTTTGTGAAATTAAAAAGACGAACGTTTTTAAAGGTTGCCGCATTTGCGGGAATATCCTTTGTTGTCCCTGGGGTGTCCATCGCCGATGTTATTCCAAAACCGAAACCAGTATCATTCGGAGAGTACATGGCAAGCATCGCCAATGGAACAATTAGGGAAGCTGCCATTGATAGCGATGGCGGGTTTCTGGTTCATCCTGAATTTTACAAACAACTTATTTCGGAGATGCAATCAAAAAAACCGTTAAACATGACCTACACAAATAAAAATGACCTTTTTTAACCCACAGCCTAAAAAGATTCAAATTAAATTAAGCCCTTACGAAAGAAACAAGCTTAAACGCAGATTATATAATGTCAGGGCAAAAGGTAAGTGTGAGTCATGTCAAAAACCGGTCTTGTGGTCGGATAACGGAAACTGGGATCGTTTCACTTGTTCTCATTTAAGCCATACCAAGAGTGAAGGATCTGGCGGAGACACAACTGAAGAGAATTGTAAAATAGAATGTTGGAATTGTCACAATAATATTAAGCATGGACCACAGTGGGGGATGAAATGAAAAATGAAATTAAAGTAATTGATAAAACAGAATCATTTACTGAGAGTCTTTTTAAAGACATTGTGACGTTTTCGTTTTTGATTTTGTGTATATGGATTAGCCAGGGGAGTAAATAGTGGACGTTTTTCACCGGTATATTATTTCTTTTGGGATTTTGGACACGAGTTGCTCATGTTTTAAAAGAGAATACCAATGTTTTTAAATCAAAAGAGGAATTACTCAAGTGGGCTAACGCTTTAGAATGGCCGAACAACAAGTAAAGTTATGAAAAACCACATATCAACAATAATCTTAACTGTCTATATTATCACTATGATAAGTTACACAATATATCAATTATGGAGTTGGGAATAATGAATAAACATCAAGCTGCAACCATCAGGCTACCAGTTCATATATGGAAAGCCATAAAAACGGCAATAAGGGATAGGGAAATAAAATCAATGCAATCCTTGATTGTTGATTTACTGACAAAGCACTTTAAGAAATAAAGGAGAAAAAATGGAATCTGTTTTAATATTATTTATATTTTATCTTATCCCATCTATGGTTGCTGGTGCAAGAAAACATCCATCAGCGGCGGCAATTTTAGCGTTAAACATTCTTTTGGGTTGGACTATGCTTGGGTGGGTTATCGCTCTTATCTGGTCGCTTACCACTCCGGTTAATATGCCGATAAAACCACAAGCCAGTTAACCGTTATTCCACAGCAGGTGATCGGAATCTTTTAATCTCTGTTCTTGTTATGCGAAGCGATCCTCCAATTCTTTCACACTTCAAACCCCTTCGCTTTATCCAATCTCTGATTGTGTGATGTTCTACGCAGAAATATTCCGCAACCTCATTGATCCTAAATAGTTCTTTGTTTGGGAGTCCTATTTTTTCAGACATATTATCCTTTCTTATTGATTCCGCTCACGTATAAATCATCCTCTGGAAAATCAGGACCATTATAATCATACCACGTTTGCTTGCCTATTTTTAATTCAACTATTTCTGGATTGGTTATAATCACCATCGCAACATGATCATCCAATATTTCATCGGTTAACCGTCAATGGATCTATAAAGAATTGATTCATAATCATCCTTTCCTTGGCATGTGTGGAAGGACTTGAACCTTCGGCTCACGGGATCAAAACCCGATGCTCTACCACTGAGCTACACCCCAATGCTAACCTGTAATTACTTCCGCTTCCTCAAACAAAAAGTTAACAGTTTGCGTTATTGGCGATTTTCCAAGCTCGCTTCTCCACGGTATTGTTATACTTTTAATTTTCTTCTTAGTTGCTCTTTCATAGTCTACCATTGCTTGTATTATTAACCTTTCTGGACTATTCTTCCCCCCTCTTACTGCACAAACATTGTGTTCTGGCTCAATAATACGTATAAGCCCAATCAATTCAAAAAACTTTAATATTTTCATTCTCATTTTTCATCCCCCTTTTTTTTAAGATTAACCAACAATTACTTCCGCCCCTGGATCTTCGTATCTCGACCTTAAACTCTCTCCTTTCGCTTCCGTAACTCCAACTGCCATTACTGCGGCCACGATGCCATCTACTCGACCAGTGGATTTCTTTTTACTTATCTTTCTATTCATGTCTTCATCAGCAACCGTAACGGCATTGGCAGCGCACCAGTTCAAAGCTGGGTTTCCGTTGTGAAGTATCTCTCCGTTTACAAGAAGTCCCTCAAATTTACTTATCGCGGGTTCCATTGACTTAGATTCCTGACCAAACGGCATTAATTTTATCCCATCGCCTCTTTCAAAATCCCATTGTCTTTTATCTTTCTCCCAAGATCCAAGAGATAATTCTATTCCGGCCTTTTCAGCGAATTCAAACAAATCCTTAATTCTTGCCCTGTCGTAAGCGATTCCTTGAAGATTAAACTTTAAAGCAATATCTGACATTAATTTAACAACAGATGTCTTGTTAATCGCTTTCCCTGGAAGTGCTATAATGTGTCCTTTATCTCTCCAAACAGTGTATTTTACATGATCCTGGTCTTCTTTTTTGATTAAATCATCACCTGGTATCCAAAAAAAGACCTTTAACCTCCAAGAAGGATCATCTTTACTTGGCTCAAAAACAAGAGCCAGTGAGGTTAAATCCTGCGTACTTGAAAGATCAAGCCCACCCCAGCACTTTCTACCTTTAAGTGATTCATCGTCAAACCCGTCCGTTCTCTGACAGCCAAACCATAAATCACCGGAAAGCCAAGGATTATCCGCAGCCACCCATTGGCAGAAATTAAGTTGCTTTACAAGAGCCATTTGAGAAGGCATTCCACGCGCTTTTTCCACTTCTTTTCTTATATAGTCGTAACCAGGAATGCCGTGTTCGAGGGATGGGTTGACTTTTTCCCAGACTTTTTCATTATCAAGGTATGATTCTGATTCTTCGCCATTTTTATCCTGAATATCTTCTTCGTCCAAAGCACAAATATAAGCAAAAATATCATCGTTCTCTTTAAATCCCAAACTTATCTTTCGGCAAACCTCGTGTCTTTCAAAACAAAAAGAATGTACGTCGCTGCCGCTGTTGGAAATCTCGATTCCAAGCGGTTGCCGCCTGAACTTAAACCCCTTCTCTAATATACTAACAACAGTACCATCCCTGTGTTCAAAAAGCTCATCGGCCACATACATATGAGGTCTGGGGCCAGCCTGACCCTTTTTTTCAGACGAAATTACCCTGAAAAACGAAGAAGATTCAGGATGGTATATATTCCATCGCTTTTCTCCAGAACCAGACATCTTTAGCCGACTATTAAGCTCAGGCGATTGATCAACAAAGGCACAGGCATCTCTAAACCCAATCATCGCCTGAACCTGATAAGTAGCACATGAGTAAATTTCAGCCCTTGGTTCGTCATCTGCTGTTAACCCAAACAAACCCGCACCATAGGCCATCGGGGTCTTCCCGGATCCCTTTCCAGTTTCTATATACGCTAATCTAAAGCGTCTGAATCCGGTTTTTTTTATCTTCCAGCCAAACAAATTACCAATTACGAAAGCTTGCCACGGGAATAATAAGAAAGGCAGACCTTCAAATTGACCACCGTTTAACTTTAAGATCCTTTCGAAAAACTCAATCACATACGCTGCTTGTTCTTCGTCATAATAAAGCCCACGCTCATGCCCATGTTCCAAATCGTTTAAATGACGTTGGCATGACCCTTTAACATACGGGCCTGCGAGTATTTTGCCAGATAGAACGTCATTGGCGTATTGGGTTGCGCGATCTGTTGTTTCAGGTTTTTTTGTCATTTAACTCTCGTTGAATTTCCACATAGTGGAGGTGGTTCCCTAATTCTTCCCTCCTTGCGATCATAGAACTTGCGACAATCATCGTATTCATGTCTTCCATGTCGATTGGCTCACCAAACAACGTTCCCCCTTTTAATTTTTTCTTTATTGTGTCTGCCATTTCTTTTATTAGTACGTTTTTTCCCATTTACACCCCGGTTACACAGTAACATCGGTAATGTTATCGTGCAGTTTTAAGTTATCGTTAAACGCCTATCCACTGACCGGTTGAGAGTTGAACGAAATTGTAACAATATCTTATCAATTTATCCTTAACGAAATAACTGGCAACATAATTCTCGACTTTATCGTTTGCGATATTAACCACCTTGCCATTAGATGGACCACCGACTAATTCAACTTCTCTTGGTGGTATTGACCTCTCTTTAACAAAATCTGTGCGGTTTTTATCTAATTCCTCGCCTGCCCTTATGTCCGACTCTATTTTCTCTATTTTTGATAACTTACGAACCATCGCTTGGCGGTATTCTGAAAAAGAACCTCTTTGACTGGCAGATACCCCGCCCTGTAGCTCCCATCCTTTACCCAATAACCCATTAACTTTATAAGCTAAGTCTTCTGTGTCATATTCCTTAACTACACGATAAATAGTCATTATCTACCCCCCTCAATGCAAAACTTAGGTTGTTTACCCTTTTTAATGTACCGAATTAAATCGCTTTCATTTTTAATTTTTGTATCAACAATGTTATAACATATTTCAAGATGATCAGCCATGTGGGCATCGCTATTGCACCAGCTTGGTTTATTTTCAAGACTGCCCATACTTCTTCTCCCGCTTCCGAACATATCCATGCCATGGTTAAATCGTTCAAATCCATCTATGGCCGGTATGGTAAGTTCGAAATCCTCACCGGGATGACAAAGGACAACAGCGCATCCGGTATCTTTTTTTAATTGCAACAGTTTATCCATTGTCGGCTTACCATTTTCGAGAATGTCGCTTATCGCTGCACCACCGAAAACAAGAACCTCTTCACCCATAAAAGGAGCTTCCAGACCGATAATCACCGGTATAATTTTACGGGCTTCCTTGCACGATTTCTTTAAAAGCCGCATTGAATTCTCGCTCATAAATTCAGGATGCTCCGGACCGTAATAATGATCTGTAATTACCAAAGCGGTAAAACCAAGTTCTTTTGCTTTCAATGCCATTATAAAAGGAGTATTCTTTCCGTCAGAAAAGATGCTATGAGCGTGGATATTTATTTTATAACTCATTTAACCCCCACATTTAAGGCACATCCACCGGCCCTGGTAATAAATTGTTCATTTCAATAGCACACGGAACGATATCTTCTTCGTTATCGCATTTAATATCTACGAACCAATTATCCAAATCGGTTTTCGGGCCTATGTATCAGCCGTGTCCTCCAAGGATATGGTTAAGCATTGTTAAGAATTTACTTTGTTCCTTGTCTTTTGTTTTCTGATCCATGATCCAAACCTCAGTTGTCCACTGTTTTTTTAACTCGTTAATATTATATGGTATAGTTAACTACCTGCACGGGGTGGAGATTTATAAAAACTTAACAGGGATGGCGGAATCCTGAACTCTTCCCTACCCTCCAGAATTGATAAGCCAGCCTTAGTTACCTGTAATAACCTGTATGGTCCGTGTGGCTCGTTGACATATGGGATAAGTTTACTCCCAGCGTCCAAGCTCATCACCATTTTTCCTATGTTCTTTTTTGCTGTTTCTCTATCCATGAGATTTACTTCCTATTATTCCACTTAACCACAGAATCGTCAAGGGTTGAGCCGTCATGTATCATCCCTTCGCAGTCAACACACAAAACATAATCATTACCACAACACCAGTTGTTTCCAAATTTAAGATTTATTGAGCCGCAAAACGGGTAAGGTTTTAATTTGTATTTTAATTTTGAATATTGGTAAAAATGATGCTTATATTCTTTCATTACAATCCACCCCTAAATAAATTAGAGTTGCAGGGCGGGCTACCACCCGAAGGTAAATTTTTCTGCTTATTTAATTGACGGGAAACCAGACACCGCAGACTATTGGTAAAACCCACCCTGCAAAATTATATATCATTTAAAAAACCGCGACTTGCTTTTTTTATCGGTAGTCTTTTTCTTCTTCTCTGGCAAAGCGTTCGCCTTCCCTTGACTTGCCGCCGTCATAGCAAACTCGGTAGCGTATTTTCTTATTTCTCCGGCAACCTGCAACCTTTCCCTGCGGATCGCCCGGCTCTCTTTTTTCAGACCCAAAAGGGAGCTTATGTAATATTCATCGTCCTCATCTAACTGCTTGATTAATTGTTTGTTTTGTTTTGTTTCGGTGCGCAAATCAGTAGACGTGCTAATGAGTTCACAATATTCAGCAACGGTATCCCTGTGTAACAAGGTTATGATCCGGGCATCCCGCAAAAGAGGAATGACCCTTTTCCACACAGTTTTTGCTTTAGGAGATAGATTTGATGGACAAGAGGGAACCTCTATTTCTATCTGAGGTTCATCTGGGTTGGCGCGATCTTTACGGAACGTGCCTTCAACGACTTTCATGCTGGTGGGTTTTCTTGGATTAGCCATTATGTTCACCGTACCTTTTAATACTTTCTTTTTTAACTCCCATATGCTTTATTTCTTGAGTTAACTTGTTTTTTTCCTTATGTAATCTATCTCGCTCTTCTTTTAATGACTCAATATCACTAATATCTTGAATTGCCGCCTCCATTTGATTACCCATCGACTGGATTTCTTCAATCAGTCCAAGTAAATAGGCGAAATTTCGAGACTTGTAACATTGTCTCATCTCCTCAAGAGCTTCGCACATTGTTCGATTTGGGTACATCTTGTTTCCTTTATTTACTCCACGGATGTTCTGGATTAGTTAAAGAGTTTCATTTGTTTGGTTTCCTGCTCAATTCTCTTGGCGGCAATTTCGCAGTATTTTTCTTCTCGTTCAATTAATATATAATAATATTTCCCAATTCGCTCACACGCTAATCCTGTTGTACCCGATCCGGCAAAGGGGTCT